AGATAGCAGAGGGTACATGTATCCAATGCGAGTCTGATTTGAACGGACTACGGGTGTGGCGAGAACGAAGTGGTAGGGGAATCATTTTAGACTCATTGCCATTCCAATCTTGTTATGGCAAAACGACGTTCCTCTAATAGAGGCCGTAGAAAGATGGCTAAAATGCAACCTGCAATAACCGATCTTCAATTTAATTTTGAAGCGGATGCAGATTTAGGTGCTTCACGATATGTTGATACTGCTCAGTCATTATCAAGAATAAATCGTCGCATGTATTCTCAATCGAGAATGTATGCTTACCAGGGGCTTACGTTTATTTGGCGAGCGACTGGCCAGGCTGCTACCGATCTTCATACTTTAGAAGTTAAGATTAGTACAGCCGGAAATTCTTGGGTGGTGCATAATGCACATACCAAGGGTCATGCTCTTTGGAACGAGATGCAGGATTTGGTTCTCGTTGACAACCCTTCAGTTAAGGGTACTTGGCATGATTATAAAGTTCGTTTGAACTATTTGATGACCGCAGGTCGTATATTAGATGTTACCGATATTGGCGGTACAGAAATTAAGGGCGGGGAATGGGATTACGCTACTTATGTAATGCCTGAACATGATGTCGATCCGGTTTCGGGGCTTCCTTTGGATGCAGACGAATATATTCCTTCGTTAATTGGTATTGATACTAATATAGCCAGGACTCCACCAGAGACTGGTTTTACAGGGACTCGTTGTCTCGTTACTGCTTACGAGCAATCAAGAGCTACAGTTCAGCCGACTGATCCTGCTGTGCCGGCTGGTCTTTCTACCTCTTTCTTTAATTTGTTAACAGATTCTGGATCCCAGGAGCCAGAACTTGCAGAGGTTATCGAGGAAGAGAATAATTCTCCTCCTTATGATCAAAATGAGTACGTAGGTTCTGATACGAATGGAGTAGCTGGTTGTCTTGTAGGTTATGGGGCTATTTCAGCCGCAGAAGTTGATGGACGCATTGGCGGATTTGTCGCACCATGCGGATTGATGGAAATCCATATTGCTGGATTTGATGCTAATGGCGATGATGTCGAAATTGCAGATATGCCTGACATCGATGTTATTCTACATGTTGCACCTGGTATGTACAAAGGTGTAGCAAGTGTTCCAATGGGGCAGTGATACTATGGAAGTCACTGCTGAAACGACAGTCAAAGGTGCAGTTACCGCTTCTAGCGTTGTATCTCACATTAACAACAATCGTATAGAATATTTGGCTCTAACGATACTCCTCCATTTGCTTGGAGCGACTAACTATGCCTTTGACAAAGTTAGCGGGACGTGTATTTGATGGCATATAATTATGGTAAGACTTTCAAAAAGAACGGTAAGTATGTACGTTACCGTTATACAAATAAGAAGAAGTCTACTAAGAAATTAGTAGCTGCTAAGAAACCTCGACGATCTAGGTGATTACCCTGGATATGAAACCTTCGTGGGAGGACGCTGAATTCTTTTGGGATGAACGTCCTTTTTATCTTGGTGGCGAATTTTATTCGATGCCTGAGAATGAAGCAGATTGGGCTGCTTTGATTTGGTGGGAAATAATGATGGCTGGATCTATTACTCTTGGCGCTCATTATTTGGGAGGTTCAGGAATGGGTATTCTTGCAACCATTAATACTGCAGGAGGTCAGTTGTTGTTTGGTTATCCTGCAGGTGCTGAAGTTGCAGTAACTACCGCTCATGGTACGAAACATTGGGTGGTTAAAGGAAGTCCTCACACTCTTTTGAGTGGTGTTGGGATTGATGCGTACGCTATCGGTAGGGCCGGATTGCGTTCAGTTCCTTACGTTTTAGGGGCCATTGTTCTTGCAATGGGAGTATCTTATATTTTTGATGAGCTATTGGAAATGGCTGACCCTTATGTTCAGGATTGGTTTGGTACTAATCAGGGTGAGCGACGTGGGGATCCACGAGCGTGATTATTATGAACCCTCTACTCGTGGATTTCTTTATGGAGAAACCATGTGAGATATGTAAGACTGTCACGATTTGTGACAGTGACCATCGTATATGCTACGATTGTTTTGTAGAGCTTGACTTGAAAGCGGGTGAGGAAGAATGATGAGTGCCGTGCAACAGCACCTCACCTCTATCTTGATAGTCGATGCGTCTGCAACGCATGCGAACCGCGCAGTCGCCCTCGGCCCCTGCCGGGCGACGAGCAGTGCAGCAGCATCGACAATCACGCAGAGGGCCTCCGGCTCTCGGATTTGTCGGCATTGTTGGCCTAACGATTGCGGGTGTTTTCTTTGACCCGTGATTGTTTTCGTTGTGTACATTGCGGTTCTATTGATCCGTCAACCTACACCGATCGCACAGTATGTTGCGTCGTAGACACTCCCGTCACTGAAAGTGAAAGTGTCCAATTGGGTTTTGGTTCGTACGCTGGAGTTGGATTTGGCGTTCGACCATATGAAAGAACTCGGTAAAGTTCTTAGAACCTCACCTCCGGTGGAAGGGTGAAGAAGATAGCAGAGGGTACATGTATCCAATGCGAGTCTGATTTGAACGGACTACGGGTGTGGCGAGAACGAAGTGGTAGGGGAATCATTTTAGACTCATTGC